AAAACCTCATCACAGAAGATGATACTAACTGGCTTAAACAGGTTGCTCATGAAATAGGATTGACCAATCCGCAAGCTAACAAAATATATGAGAAATACGGTGACAGGCTGAAAGAATCTTACGCCAGCCATATCGAGCAACAGAAAGAACGGCAGGCGCAGTTAGAGAAAGAAGAACAGGACAGGTTTAACAATGCGGAAACGAAACTGCGGAACACATGGCAAGACAAATACGATGAGATGAATAACCTTGCTTTAAACACAATGAAATCTTTTGCCGGTCAAGATGCTGTTGATTTTATCACTAAAGAGTTCGGGATTCGTCCGGAGATTAAGGAAATCTTCGCTAATATCGGGCAAAAGATAACAGCCGATCCTAACGGCGGTAAAAACAGACAGACTATGACAATGACCAAACAGGAAATACAAGGCAAGATCGATGCAATACGAAACGACAAGGATCATCCGTTTAACAACACCAGCGATCCAAGAAAACATAATGAAGCGGTTAAGTATATGAATGATCTTTACAAAATGCTTTAGAAGAAACGGCAATACCCCCCTTTTAAGGCAATAGCAGTACAAGCGGATACTCTGTTAATTACAGACCCATAAAACGATTAACAAACAATAAAGAGTATTTTGTTTGAAGACCCTTTCAGTAAGGACACTCGGAAAACAAAAGAGATGAATTTACATGAAAGGGTTTTATTATGGGCGTAACTATTGATGAACATATTGTAAAACAATTTACCGACGGAATACTTCATACACCGCAACAGCAAGGTTCCAAACTCGAAAAAGCTGTGATGGTGAAATCCGGCGTTGTTGGTGAATCCGTATCTTTTAATTTCCTCGATACCGTTGACTTAAAACAGCGTACTACCCGCCACGAAGCGACACCGAGAACATCGCCTGACCATTCCAGAAGGTGGGCAACCTTAACGTTCTGGGAACAGGCAATTCTTCTTGATCCGGCAGATAAACTTCAAGTTTTAACCGATCCGACAAGCGACTATTTGCAGGCTTTGAGAATGGCAGCAGGTCGCAGGAAAGACAAACTTATTCTTGAAGCGGCTCTCGGCACTGTGAAAACCGGAAAGAAAGGCTCCGGTACTTCTGCGTTTAGTTCGGACTACACTATTGAACACGGTTCAGCGGGTATGAGCGTTGACAAATTGCGTGCGATAAAGAAAAAACTCGGCGCAAACGATGTTGATCCTGATTTACCTGTCAACGTTGCTTTAACCACTAATCAGGTTGACGATCTGCTTGGTGAAATCAAAGTCACTTCAGCTGACTATAACCACGTTAAAACATTACACGAAGGTAAGGTTGCCTATTTTATGGGCTGTAACCTTATCCCTGTGTCAACTTCCATTGTCGCAGTATCGAGCAATATTCGTGACTGTGTGGCGTGGGCAAAAGGCGGACTCGGTCTGGCTATCGGTCAGGATATAAAAACACGGATAAGCGAGGAAGGCGATGTTTCTTACGCAATCCAAGCTTATCTTGGGATGTTTCTTGGCTCAGCTCGGGTGGTAGACAAAAAAGTTCTTAAGGTTCAGTGTCAGGAATCATAGGAAACCTTTAACCTGAAACTTGTTTCTTTGGAAGATTAACATAAACACAGGAGATATTTATTATGGATTATAAAGGAGTTAATTACACGCTAAGCGAAGACCCGATTGCGGACAATATTGTTGGCGCGGGGAAACTGGACGCTAAAGAAATCGTTCATACTGAGGTTTACGAAGCGTCTGCAGTTGCACAGGACAAAACAATAGCCTTGTTTAAGGATTTACCTGACGGCTTTATTGTTACCGATCTTATCGTTGTCGCTGATGCGCTTGGCGCAAACACGTCAATTAAGGTAGGTGACTCAGATACAGCTGACAGGTATATCGGTTCATCTGCGACTACATCGGCAGGCAGAAAACAGTTAGACAAAGCTGACGGCCTGCTTTATGAACTCGGCACAAACGACGGTGATAACACCATCCTCTTAACGCAGGGCGGTACCGGTTCGGCAACAGGCACAATCAAGGCTGTAATACGTGGAACTATGGGAAAATAGAACCTTTACAGGGGGCGGATTCTTTATCCGCTCCCTTTTCTTTAAGAGGTCAATATGGCTTATACAGATATTCAAATATGCAATATATCAATGACATTGATCGGTGAAACGGCAATAAGCAGTTTAGAGTCACCGGCAACACCGGTTGAAACAATGTTAGCGAATATATACGAGCCGTTAAAAGAAGACGCATTAAAAGGTTTTAAACCTAATTTCGCAATGAAACGAGCGAGTTTAACAGAAGATACTTCCGATCCTGCTTTTGAGTTTGAGAATCAGTTTGTTTTGCCTACTGATTATTTGATAGCGGACAGGATCAATCAGGACGATGAACAATTAATTAATTACAGGGTTGAAGGTCAACTTATGTTGACTGACGAGGAAACTGTTGAGTTGGAATATGTCGCTAACATCGATGAATCGTTGTTTACATCTGATTTCGCATTGATGTTGGCGTTAAAAATAGCGGTCTATGTTTGTTTTTCAATAACTAAGAACCTGCAAAAAGAAGACAGGTTAAAGAAAGATTACGCTTTCCAGAGAAAGAAAGTTATTGCTAACGATTCAATAGAAAACAGGGTTGTACGACAATCAAAGGAAACGCAATGGTTAACAGAAAGAATATAAAGAACGCCTTATTCTCCATTATCTTAGCTTTATTGTTAATAAATTTAGTGTATGGAGCACAACAGAATCCGTTGCTGAACAATTTTACAGCCGGCGAAGTGTCACCTAAAATGGACGCTCGCTCTGATATTGTACCTTACGCAAACGGCGCAAAGAAAATCGAGAACTTTGCGGTTATGCCGTATGGTGGTTTAACTCGTGTTTCGGGTACTTATTTTGTTTGTTCGGTTAAGACTCCAGAAGACGAGACAAGGTTAATACCGTTTCAGTTTTCTACTACTCAGACTTATGTATTAGAATTCGGCGATGAGTATATCAGGTTTTATAAAGATGATGGGCAGATTCAGGATGGCGGAAGCCCTTACGAAATAACGAGTCCTTACGATAAAACGGATTTATTTGAATTAAATTTTGCCCAAGACGCCGACACAATGTATATCACGCATAACGATTACCCAATTCAAAAGTTAACTCGGTCAGGTCATACTGATTGGAGATTAACGCCTTTTTTGCCATCAAACCTTGTTGAGTCAGGATTCGGAATTTCATACAACACATACGACTCAGCTAATGCGTGGGATGGAAGTACGGCAACATGGGCACAGTTTAACGCAAGTGGTGCTTATGTTGGACAAGATTTTGGGGTAGGTAATGAAAAAAATATAGTAAAAATTAAAGTCAATGCAAATACTGGTTTAGGTTGTCAGTTTTCATTGCAATATTCAGATGATGACATAACTTACACAAATACAACTATTGTTGCTCAAACTATTCTAGCCGGTTCTGGTTGGAACTCTTTTACCTGTACAAGTGTTGGGGCGCATAGATATTGGCGCATGATTGATACTGCGGCGGTCGGTAAGTTTAACGAGTTTGAATTATACGAAGGTGACGCCAACTGGGTAATGCCATTTTTACCAGAAAACAAAACCAACACAACATTAACACCATCAGCCACAAGCGGAAGCATTACCTTAACCGCTTCTTCAGGTATTTTTACAGCAGATTACGTTGGTACAATGTTTAAACTATTAGATGGAATAGTTTTAGTTACAGGTTATACAAGCGCAACAGTTTTAGATTGTAGTGTGATTAATGATTTAAGCGGTACAACAGCAACAACAGAATGGAGTGAGGGTTCTTGGAGTAAAGTGAGAGGTTATCCGTCTTGCGGAACTTTTTACGAACAGAGATTGTTTTTTGCCGGCACAGCTTCTCAGCCTCAAACTGTATGGGGATCACAAATAAACAATTTTGAAAACTTTGAGACTGGCGCAGAAGATGACGACGCACTTGATTATACAATCGCAAGTAATCAGGTTAATGCTATTGAATGGTTATCCGCTTCAAAGGTTCTAACTGCCGGAACTTCCGGCGGGATATTCACAATAAGTTCAGGTTCCAGTAATGAGCCTTTAACACCTTCCAATGTAGTTGTTCATAGAGAAAGCACAATCGGCTGTTCATCGTTACCGCCTAAAAAGATAGATACGTTCACTTACTTTGTTCAGCGAAATAACAGAACCATAAGACAGTTTGCTTATAGCTATGATGTTGATAGTTATGTTGCGCTTAATAAAACCATTTTATCAGAACATATCACAGACAGCGGAATTGTAGAGTTAGATTACCAGCAGTCACCTTATAACATTCTCTGGTGTGTGCGTGATGACGGCGAAATAGCGTTGATGACACGACAAACGGAACATGAAGTATCTGCGTGGACTCGTGTAGTCACTAACGGTGAATTTGAATCCGTGGCCGTTATCCCTAACGGTGAAGAAGATCAAGTCTGGGTTATTGTGAATCGTGATAATGACGGTTCAACAGGTCGGTATATTGAATATTTTATGCCGTTTGAATTCGATAACGAGGAATCAGCTTTTTTTGTTCATTCAGGATTAAGTTATCGAGGATCTCCAACAACAACAGTAAACGGATTAAATCATCTTGAAGGTAAAGATGTTTATGTTTACGCAGATAATGAATCGATCGGATCGTTCACGGTTAGCAGTGGAAGTATCACTCTCACATCTTCCGCTTCTGTTATTCATGCAGGCTTACCTTATACCTCAGAGTTTAAATCTTTACGGATCGAAGCCGGCGCAACAAAAGGCACGGCTCAAGGGCAAACAGGGCGAGTTTACCAGATAGTAGTACGTTATCTTCAATCGCACAGTTTTAAGTATGGTAACGGTTCAACTTTTTACGATGTGTCGGCTACGTACAGCACGGACAGCGCAGATACAAGATTACTGGCTATGCCGTCGGGCTGGAACACGGATAAATATATTGGTTTAAAAACAAGTACGGCGTCACCACTGACAGTGTTAGGGATATTCCCAAGGATTGAGACGAATGATTGAGTTTATTGATTTTATAGCGGATCACCTTATTGAATTCAAATATGACGGATTAGAAACAGATATTCCGGCTTATATCCCTGAAGAATACAATACTAATTTTGTCCATTCAAAGCAGGTTAAAACGATTATAGCGGATGACAAGGTTATTGGCTTTGTCGGCTTAATGCAGATCAATAAAGATACGTTTCAGTTATGGGGTTTCTTAAATAAAGCGATACGTGATTGTAAGTTGAGTTTATATAAGACACTCAAACGTGAACTTAGAACATTAAATTATCCGAGATTACAGGTTCTTGTCGGCTCACATTTAGAACCGGCGCAGAGGTTAATTGAACATTTAGGGTTCGTTCAAGAAGGGTTGCTTCGTAAGTTCACAGATAATAAAGATTATTACATATATTCGATAATTGGGGGTGCATGATGGCAGAAGTCGCTATTGCTATGGAAGCTGTTGGAACAGGAATGGAGATGATTGGTAATCATAAAGAGGCTCAAGAGCAAGCCAAAGCGGAAGATTTTAACGCATACATATCTGAGCAAAGAGCGAAGAATATACGTCGGGCAAAAGACGAGGAAATAAGAAAAATCCGGCGCAATAAAGATTCTATGCTTTCGACCCAGAAAGCTAAATACGCAAAAGCAGGAGTTTTGTTTGAAGGTTCACCGTTAGAGGTTATGACAGACACGGCCACACAGTTTGAACTTGATGTTGCTAATACGGAATACAATTACGAAACAGAAGCCAGAGCACAGGAAGACGAAGCGGATTTCAGGCGTAAAAGGGCAAAAGATATTAAAAGCGCGGGAATGATGAACGCTTTTGCCACAGGTGCTTATGGTGGGAGCAACTTAGCGACAAGTTTTTATAATATGAATCAAAACAAGAAGACTAACTCTAAAAAAACTTTACCTGTTTACAAAGGATTTTAATAAATGCCAAATATACCCACTCATGACAGTCAAGTTGGTTTAACAACAAAAGCACCTGCCCAGCAGTTTAGTTCTGAGTCTGCCGGTCAAGGTTGGCGTAATTTGGCTACTGCCGGAAAAGCTATGGGAAAAATAGGGCAAACTATCAGCGACATAGACGAAAACATCAGGCGTGTTAATGTGCAGAATCAGTTAGATGAGGCAGGGTTAGACGCTCAAAGATCATTTTACAAGATCAAAGAGGAAGCCTCGAACGACCCTGACTACTCGAATATCCATAAAAAATATAAAGAACGGTTGATAAGTGAACGTGAACGGATATTCAGTAATATAAAAGAGCCGGAAGCACATAACAAGTTTTTACCTCAGTTTGATAGTCAGGCATTAAGAACAGAGATTGAGTTAAAAAACATACAAAATAAAAAGATTATCGATAGAAAAAAAGGGTTACTGCTTGAGAAAATAGAAGATTCCAAACAGGCATATTATAACACAGAAACGGACGAAGAACGGGAAGCGATCT